ACATGAACAGGTTGCCTTTCCTCCGGGGTCCGACCGGTGTTGCTGCACCGGTCAGACCCGTGAATCCAACCCTTCCATAGTCTCAGGCCACCTGATACTAGTAACTAGGCTAAATGGGTGAAACCGGCAGGTCAGGGCCTACGAGTCAGCGGGAGACTTCCGGGGCGCGTTCTTGCCGCCCACTACTCCGGCGCGCTTGAGAATGGTCGCGATCGTGTCGTGCGACCAGCCGGTGTCCGCGATCAAATCTTTCGTGAGCACTCCGGCGCGGCGATCATCGACCACGATGGCCCGCAGTTCGTCTTCTGCCTTCGCCAGCTGGCGGCGGAGCTCGTCGACGCGGGCGAACTGACGCTCTCGACGGGCCTTGCGTTCCTGGGCGGTCAGTCCCTGCGACGGCGCGTTCATGCTTCCATTCTCCCTCATGCCTCCCGTCGATGGTCGATGCCCCGAACGCGCGAAAGGCCGACGACGGGAGGGCGAAAGAACCCCTTGCCCTCCCGTCGCCGGCCTCAGGCTTCGCGCCTTAGACGACGGTCACCCGCGCCCAGAGGTCGGCGAAACATGGGTGCTCCTTGAGCCATTCCATGGGCTCGGTCCACTGTTCGAGGGCCGAGCGCCCTTGCGGGGTCAAGACGTAGACCCTTGAGCCGGAGTGGAACTCGACCATGCCGAACAAGCTGGCTTCTCGCTGATCGGTGGCCGTGGTCGCCCGATAGAAGGCGGGCGTACCCGAGTAGCCCACGGAGATCAGGTACAGGACGCGCACCATGTGCCAGTCCCTGTTGAACCACGTGTACAGCGCCTCGCGCAGTGCCGGGTCCTCGTGAATCGCCACAGCCATCTCTCCGGCCAGCGACTGGCGGGCGATCTGGATCAGCGCGACACGCTTGATCAGGCGTTCTGCGTTAAGATACTGAGCGTCGGAACTCATTTTCGGTTTGCCTTTCTGGGTTCCGCGCCGTGCCCCCGGAAGGTGTTGCTGCACCGCTTGACCGGGGGCACGGTCACATCAAGATGGGTTACGTAGTCAGGTCAGGCGTCGCTAGGGGCAGGAACGGCTGGAACCGCGGACTGAGCAGTCGCCGCCACGGCCGGTAGACCCAGACCTTTCCGCGCTTTCGGCGGAAGTCCTGCTCGGCCTCGTTGCACAGGAAGACCTCGGCTCCGAAGAACCGGCGGTCATCGTCGGCGCCTTCGCGGGTCCAGTTGTAACGAGACACGAAGGTCGCGAAGTCCTCGCGGGCGTTTATCAGGAATTCGGGATCCGCCAGCTCCGAGTCACGGAAGCCGGATACCTCGAAGTCAACGAAGCGGCCGTCGTACACCCAGGCGTTCACGCCGAAACGTTGCCGGGAAACGAGCGGAAACGCCTCCGCGTACTCGTCCTGCATGTCATCCACGATGCAACGCGCCAACTTTGTCAAGCGGCGGATGTTGCCAGTGGCGAAAACTCGATCGCCAAACGACCTTGCTTGCACCCACTCGGCATGACTGGGCAAAAGAAGAGAAGACACGGTTTACCTTTCACGGGTTCCGGTTCGGTGTTGCTGCACCAAAGCGGAAATCAAATAACTCAGAACTTCCGCACAACCCCAGCCGTCCACGCGGGATTGCGGTGATCGTCTTCGCTGACGAGGACGACGCTCGCCTTGAAGCGTCGGTCGGACAGGTCTTGCAGGTTGCGCCAGTTGTACAGCTCCAGCATCTCGGACAGCTGATAGATCAGCCAGTTCGCCCAATCGCTATACCTGTCAGTCCCGATGCTCGCGAAGATCTTCGAGTCCGGGATGCCCGCGATGTAGAGGCGCAGCAATTCACCTTCCTCGACGTGAAGGCTCGATTCGATTCGGCACGCGGCGCCATCGGCTCGCGCCCACAGCGAAGTGGCCGCCTCGCGCCGCAAAGCCCAGATCTCCTCGCTCAGGTCTGCGAGGATTCTTTCCGCCAAGACGGGCAAATCTACGAGACTGGCGGTCGCGTTGTATCTGCTTCCATACTCACGTGTTGGCTTTTCGCCGTTCATTGGTTCACCTTTCGATTTCGGGGTTTTGCTGAACCCCTGCCGAACAAAATTGAGAGTGTCAGGCAATCTGAAACTAAATCAAGAATCTAGGAAAACTTCACCCGATTGGACTAGTTAAAGGTATTGACAATGAATTAGTCGCCAGTCGCAAAGGGGTGTGGCTTGCCTGATCGTCCACGGCGTCCCTGTACCGGCGTCGGCTGCTCGAACTCGACCCGAACCGGCGGCCGTTGCCCCGATTGCAAATCGCGAGCCCGAGCGGCCTTCGGCACCTCCGCGCAGCGGGGGTACTCGGGCGCTCATCGATCCCGGTTCCGGCCCGGTGTCCTTGCCCGTGATCCTGTCTGCCGATGTGACAGCACAACTTGTCCGCATCATGCCGAGACCGAATGCAATGAACCGTCCACAGTGGCCGATCATTGGCCAGTGATCCGCAGAGATCTTGTGGTTGCTGGCCTTGATCCTGACAATCCGGTGCATGGGAGAGGGTTGTGTTCCCGCTGCCACAGCCGAGTCACTGCCCTCACCGGCACGACGCGCGGCGGCTGGAACCAGCGCTGAACGTTTCGCGATATCGACGGCCGCATCTCGGGTCGGGCACGTGCCGTCCACTTGCGACCCGAGGGGGAGGCCCCCTGGACGACGTCTCGGCGCACAAGCCCCTGAACCCCGGAGGGGTGGTGCCAGGTTTTGAGCGCCCCTTCCCCTACGTCCGACCCGATCGCTCGCGCCGAGCAGCGGCGCGCCGACCTCGCGCACGAACTGGAGCGCGCCGCCGAGCAAGCGGAGGCGTGGCACGCGGAACGAAACCACCTGGTCATCGAGCTGGTAGCGGCGGGCGAGTCCTACCGCGACACCGCTGTGCCCGCTCGACTCTCGGCGTCCGGCGTCGGCAAGATCGTCCGCCGCGACCGGGACGGCTGACGCCCGGAAACCGTTGCCCTGGTGCACATTTGTGCACTCGGTGCCCACCACGTACTACGGAGGTGCCCGTGATCGCCATCGACGGCTTGCCGTCGTCGGAACAGATCCTCGGCGAGATGGAGGCCGAGGGGAAACCGGTTCTGCTCGCCTTCTCCCGAGGCAAGGACTCGCTCAGTGCGTGGCTGGCGCTGCGTGAACGCGGCATCCCCGTGGTGCCGTACCACCTGTACAGCGTGCCCGGCCTGCAGTTCGTCGCCGACAGCCTCAAGATGTATGAGGACTTCTTCGGGCAGAAGATCCACGACCTGCCCCACCCCAGCCTCTACCGCTGGCTGGTCAACTACGTGTTCTGCCCGCCCGAGCGGTGGCGGATCATCGACGCAGCCGGTCTGACGGAGTTCACCTACGAGGACGTGGCCGCGACGCTGCGCCAGGACGTCGGCCTGCCCGCCGCTGCGTGGAACGTCGACGGCGTCCGGGCCACTGACAGCCCGATGCGGCGCATGGCCATGTCCACGCACGGCCCGATCCGCCAGGACACGCGCAAGGTCTCGGCCATCTGGGACTGGCAGATCGCCGACGTCCGGGCCGCGATCACCCGGCACAGCTGCCCGCTGCCAATCGACTACGAGTGGTACGGCCGCTCCTTCGACGGCCTGGACTACCGGTTCATCGAACCGCTGAGCCGTCACGCCCCCGAGGACTACGCCCGAGTCCTGGACTGGTTCCCCCTCGCCGAGCTGGAGTTGCTGCGCCATGACCTCACCCGCTGACGATCCGAACGCCGCGCTGCTCGCGCAGCTCAAAATGTCGTCGTCCGTGTCCGGTATGAAGTCCAATGACGACGTGCTGGCCCTGCTCACGGCCGAGCCGGACCCCGATCCGCTCGCCGGCGTCGAGTACACGGGCGACGAAGAGGACGACGCGCGCGCCGAGCTCGACGCGCTGCACCGCGGCTTCCGCGAACGCACCGCCCGCGAGCTGGAACGGATGCAGCTCGCGACCGAAAGCGAGTACTGGTTCTGCGTCTGCTTCAAGAGCCAGGACGACAAGGACGCCTTCCTCGCCGCCGCCGGTCTCGTCGTCATCGGGGACAAGTACCTAGACGGCTACGCCACCGCGGAACTGCTCGGCGTCACGATGCCCGAACCCGACGACACCGAGAGGGGGTGAACTGAATGCCTCCACGCAAGCGACAGACCGCCGCCGCAGCCAAGCGACGCGGCGCCGCCCGCAAGAAGGCCACCACCGCCCCCAAGGCCAAGGGACGCGGCAAGGCGTCCAGCGGCTCCAGCTAGCCGTTAACGCTGTATCGCGTTACAGCTGTAGCGCGATACAACTGTCGTGCGATAGTCGGGTACGCTCCGTTCGTTGCGAGTCCGCGTACACGATCCAGAAGCGGACTGGTTACGAAGATGAGTGAGGGGCGACGCCCATCGGACGCCGCCCCCCTCCCTAGCCCAGCAGCTTCCCAACTTCGTGGGCTAGGGCAGCCAGCGCCGCGAGGAGCTGGATCACCCAGATGAGGACGTGACGCCGGTCGGGCTTGGTTTCCCGGCCGGGGTCACGCTCCGGAGGCTCGCCCCCGGAGACGTCGCCGACGTCACCACCTGTCTTGCTATCACTCACTCGTGTTCCTTCCTCTTGCGGAGGCCGATCCCGACCCCCCGGAGGTCGGGTGCGGCGGAACGAGTGGAGTGATCGAGCGGAAGCGTAGCCTGCCCGGCATCATTATAATGATGCCGGGTCTACGTAAGGGTTTCTTGTGCCATGAAACGTCGAGCGAATGACTACTTCAGTAGTCACAAAGGGCTTTCGCGCCCACTCGACTGGTTTTGTCAACTGAAGTAAACATCGCCCTGGTGGTGGTCATGGGAAAGCGTGGTCCCGCAGCGAAACCGACGTCGTTACGTATCCTGCACGGGGACAGGAAAGACCGGATCAATGACGCTGAGCCGGTGCCGCCTGCGGTGGAGATCGTGCCGCCGGAGTGGCTGTCGGAGAAGGGGCGGGCGATCTGGGATCGGCTCGCGCCGAGCATGATCACCCGCAAGGTGTTGACCGCGTGGGACGTCGATGCGTTCGGCGTCCTGTGTGAGGCGCTGGCCCGCTACGCCGTGGCGACCGCGCTGGTGAACGGTTCCGCGCTGCTGGTCCCTGGTGGCGGCGGCTTGGTGCCGAATCCGGCGTTGAAGGTGCAGGCCGATTCCGAGCGCACGTTCCTGACGTTCGCCGCGCGGTTCGGGCTGACGCCGTCGGACCGGCAGGCGATCAAGGCCGAGGTGAGCGCCGATGGCGGGACCTCGGGCGACGCGGGCCGCCTCCTCTCCTAAACCCCGTTCCCGCACGCGGAAACCCAGTTCCAAGACCAGCACGCCGAAGTCCCCGCGGCTTCCGGTGTGCGGCTGGTCCTTCGACGGACGTGCCTGCCGCCAACGCGGCGACCACCTCTGCCATCAGCGCGCCGACCATGCGCAGGCGTTCGCCGAAGAGATCTGCGTGCACACCAAAGACCGGTGGGCAAGGACCCCGTTCATCCTCGCCGACTGGCAGCGCGACGACATTGTCCGGCCGCTGTTCGGCGAGGTCCGGTGGGATCCGGAGTGGCAGACCTACGTCCGCCGCTACCGGTCCGGCTGGATCGAGCTCGCACGCAAGAACGGCAAGTCCGAACTCTTGGCGTTCGTCGCGCTCTACATGCTCGTCGGGGACGGGGTCGAGTCCGCCGAGGTCTACGGCGCCGCCCGTGACAAGGACCAGGCGCGGCTGGTGTTCAACGTCGCCGCCCGCATGGTCGCCCTTTCACCAGTGCTGTCCAAGCGGCTGCGGGTGGTCGAGCACGCCGCCCGGATCGTGGACGAGAAAACCAACAGCGTCTATCAGGTTGTCGCGGCCGACGCGCTGGGCAACCTCGGCTCGAACCCGTCATGCGTGATCTTCGACGAGGTCCTGACTCAGCCGAACGGTGACCTGTGGGCCGCGCTGCGGACCGGTATGGGCACCCGCGTGCAGCCGCTGCTGCTCGCGGCCACAACGGCGGGCAATGACCCCACCTCGTTCGCCAAGTCCGAGCACGACGAGTGCGTGAAGATCGCCGAAGACCCGTCCCGCGCGCCGCACCGGTTCGTCTACCTGCGCAACCTGCCCGCCGACGCGGACCCGTGGGACGAAGCGAACTGGTACTACGCCAACCCGGCCTTGGGGGACTTCCTCTCGCTGGCCGCGCTGCGGGAAGAGGCGCTCGAAGCGCGTAACGATCCGGCGCGAGAGAACAGCTTCCGGCAGTACCGGCTGAATCAGTGGGTGTCGCAGTCCACGCGGTGGATGCCCATGCACCTCTACACCGCGTGCACCGGAACCGAGTTCGCTGAACCGGCGCGGTTGCGGGAGCTGGTTGCTCGCCGGCCAGCGTGGGGCGGGCTGGACCTCGCGTCCAAGCTGGACCTGACGGCCTGGTGCCTGATCGTGCCGGACGGCATCGACGGTCACGTCTCGGCGCTGTGGCGGTTCTGGCTACCGGAGTCTGGGGTGGATTTCCTCGACGAGCACACCGACCACCGCGTCTCCCATTGGGTCGAACAAGGCTGGATCACCACCACACCCGGTGAAGTCATCGACTACGAGGTGATCGAAGCCGATATCGCGGCCGACTGCGCGGCGCTGCGGGTCGCGGACATCAACTACGACGAGTGGAGCGGCGAACCCGTCCGCCAGCGCCTGGAGCGCGTCACGCGAGTGGACATGTACCCGGTGCCGCAAACGTTCCGCGGAATGACCCACGGCATGACCGAACTCATGACCCTGACCCGCTCCCGCTCCTGGTCGCACCACGGCAACCCCGTCGCGGCGTTCTGCTTCGACTCGGTGGAGGTACGCCATCCACCAGGCGAACCCGACCTCATCCGACCCGACAAACCCCTACGCGGGAAAACCGGCAAACGCATCGACGCGGTACCCACCGCCGCCATGGCGGTCTCCGGCTGGCGGCTGCGTGGGCAGAAGGTCAAGAAGCCTTCTCAGATGGTGGTTCTTGGCTAGAGTTGTTGTTTAGCCCGTTCCCATCGATGAAATCCCACCCATTGTGCGGTAGTGGAATTCCAACATTTCCACGCCAGTTTTCCTTGTCGCCGAATATGTAATGATAAAGATTTCCCAACTCGGGCGGCCACAGAGTGACGCCTGCGCCGCCAATGCAACCATTACTGTTTCTGTGCGCAATCTTTTGAAGGTCAGGTATCAACTGGAGCGCATACTTGTTTCCTGCTATCGCCGCGACCGTTGCACCGGCGACGAGGTCGGCAAGCTGCAGATGTGGCACGTGATGTGACGGCGTTGTCACAATCGGCAGCACTATCTGCTCAGGTTTAGTCCATGCAGTACCAAGGTCTGTAAGTCTAAGCGTATCGGCAAGCCACGCTTGCTGAGCCACTCGTCCTCCGCCAGGCTCGTCGGCGATCACTACGCCAAGCGATGAACTTGCACCCGACCGAAGGCAGAGTGAAAGCTTGTCATACAGGTATTTCAAAACCTCGCGACGGGTATCTTCAAGCGTCCAATTTACTCGTCCCCGATCCCAAATAACTGTCACTGTACGAACACCGGCTTCGACGGCCAGTGTAATCATTTCTTTTCGCAATCTTGTTCTTATCTTGTTTCCTTCGCTTGACTTGAGCCAACTGCCGTCGTCGGGGCTCCACTTTAGCTCGGTTTCTGGCGGGATGCCTAATTCCTGGCGGAGTGCGCGAATCCCGTTGCTGTAGTGAGTCAACTTGTCTTCAGGGAAGACTGCTGCGCTCACGCCGACCAGGTGTCCGATTTTGGAGCGAACTGGCTGCTTCTCCTCGCTATCGTCAACCATAATCAGTTGCACTTTGACCTCCCAAGTCCACAGTTATCGCCTGCCTGCACGATGTATGTCGCCTCCTCGACGACTTCTGCAACACACGTCTCGCTCTTGCAACAGCCAGGTCTCAACTCTGCAGCTGCGTCTGAGGTGATCGACTATGGCTGATTTGGCCGACATCACCGCAGAACAGTGGATCTCCCGGATTACACGACAACATGACGCACAGATCCCCGAGTTGGAAATTCTCGACTCCTACTACGAGGGTGCACAGTCTCTGTCGTACATGCACCCGGAGCTACTGCGCCGTCTGGACACCCGCGTGCGCCAAGTCGTGATCAACTGGCCCGAACTGGTCGTGGACTCCCTTGACGAACGGCTGGACGTGACCGGGTTCCGGCTCGGCGGTGAACAGGCCGCCGACCGGGAGCTGTGGAACATCTGGCGGGCGAACCGGCTGGGCCTGCACTCCGAGCAGGCGCACATCGACGCCCTGGCCCTCGGCCGGTCCTTCGCAATCATCGGCACGAACGAGGCCCGGCCGTCGATGCCGCTGGTGACGGTCGAATCCCCGTTCGACGTCCACGTGGATATAGACCCTCGTACCCGCGAGGTCCGGGCCGCGTTGAAGCGGCAGTTCTCCGAGGACGGCGACGGGGACCAGTCCGAGGCTTACGCCACGCTGTACCTGCCGAACGAAACCATCTGGTACAGCTCCGACAACGGCGGCGGGGTCTGGGAAGAGACCGACCGCGACGGGCACGGCATGGGCGTCGTGCCCGTCGTGCCGCTGGTGAACCGGCCCCGCACGCGGCGGCGCCGCAACGCGCCCCCGCGGCTTGGTCGCTCGGAGCTGGCGAGCGTCCTGCCGCTGTCGGACGCCGCGTGCAAGATCGCCACCGACATGATGGTGTCCGCGGAGTTCCACGCGATGCCGAGGCGGTACGCGCTCGGGTTCGACAAAGACGACTTCGTTGACAGCAAGGGAAGCCCGCTCACCCCTTGGGAGGCTGTCGCCGGCGTTCTCTGGGCGTCCTCGAAGTCGCCGAAAGATGACGGCGTGGCGGTCGGCCAGTTCCCCGAAGCCGACCTGTCGAACTTCCACAACACTCTCAACGCCCTGGCCCGCCTCGTCGCCAGCTTGTCCGGGCTGCCGCCGCACTTCCTTGGCTACAGCACGGAGAACCCCGCGTCCGCCGAGGGAATCCGTTCGTCGGAGTCCCGCCACATCAAGCGCGCCGAACGGCGGCAACGTTCCTTCGGCGATGGCTGGGACCGCGTGGCGCAACGCATCCTGCACGTGCGCGACGGCAAGGTGCCAGACGAGGCGCTACAGGTCGAAACCCAGTGGGTCGACCCCGCTACTCCGACGTTCGCCGCGCAAGCTGACGGCGTGGTGAAGCTGTACTCGGCGGACAAGCTGCTGCCGCGCCGCTCCGCCCGCCGCGCGTTGGGCTACTCCGACGCGCAGATCCGGGACATGGAGAGCGAGGACCGGGAGGCATACCGCCGGTTCAGTGGCGGCGACGTCGCGGCCGGAAGCGGTCCGAAGGGTGCGGATGATGATCCGGCCGAGCTGCCCGAGCACCGGGAGCAGTCCCAGCATGAGCGGTCGCCGGAACGGCCGAGTGTGCTTGCCGGATCTCGGCTGCGTCCGGCGCTCGCAGTGCAGTTTCGCGAGCCCGCGACGGCGGGCAATTCATGACCACGCCGTCGCGGGCCCATCGCCCACTAGAAATCTTGACGAGTACTCGTCAAGATTCTTTTAGCGTTTTACCATTTAAACGGTAAAACCATTCGTTTTTTTGATGCCGCTGGTCCCGCACAGGACACCGCCCGCGAACGTGCCCATCGCCGCCAGCATCCAGATGACCTGCCACAACGTCAGCTGTCCGTTTCCCCCAGCGGCGACCTGAGCGCCGACTGAGCACGCTCCGAGCACGGCCGCAGACATCTGCGTTCGCGTCGGCTTGGCATTCATGCCACGAGTTTCTCACAAACGCCTTTCACGGCATTCGCACCCCCCACACAAGGACAGGTTGTGACCGATTTCCGCATTTCCCCCGACGGTGCCCCGCCCGCGCAGACCCCGCCGGATCCACCGCCGCCCGGCACCGGCACGACCCCGCCCGAGACCGGGCAGCCCGGCACACCGGCCGAGGCCGGGCAGGCCGCTGAAGTGGATTACAAGGCCCTGTTTGAGCAGGCTCAGGCCAAGCTGAGCAAGGCCGAGAAGGCCGCCAAGGATCACAAGAGCAAGGCGGCGAAGCTCGACGCGATCGAGGCCGAGCAGCAGACCGACGCGGAGAAGGCCGCCAAGCGCGCAGAGTCCGCCGAGAAACAGCTGACCGTGTTGCGGCGGCGGGCGGTGAACGCGGAGATCCGCGCCGCTGCCTCGGGATGGGCGGATCCGACCGACGCGCCCCGCTACCTCGACGATTGCGACCGCTACGTCAGCGCCGACGGGGAGATCGATACCGCGACTATCGCGGCCGACCTCTCTGCGGTTCTCCTCGCGCGCCCGCATCTCGCCCGGACAGGGGAACCGGCTGGTCCTCGCCGGCCCGCGCCCGACCTGTCGCAGGGCGCCCGGCAGTCCGGCCCGGCGGGCTATGACTCGCAGATCGCCGACGCGGAGAAGCGCGGCGACTGGGCGACGGCGATCACGCTGAAGAACCAGCGCCTCGCCGAACAGGCAGCTCAGAAGCGCTAACCGCGCTTGTTCTCGGCCGCGTCGGCGGCACACCCCGTACACCTTTCAGGAGACCGTTATGCCTGGTGTGGCCGCGATCGCCAACACCTACAACGCCCCGAACTTCGTGGGCGAACTGTTCGCCCTCACTCCGACTGACACGCCTTTTCTGTCCGCGATCGGTGGCCTGACCGGTGGGAAGCGCGCCAACGCCGTCGTGCACACCTGGCAGGTCTACGACCTGCGCGCCCCGGACGCCAACCGGCAGCGGGCCGAAGGCGCGGACGCACCCAGCCCGGACACCCGTGTCCGGGGCACCGAGCGCAACGTCCTGGAGATTCACCAGGAAACCATCGGCGTCACCTACACCCGCCAGGCCACGCAGCAGATGTTCGCAGGGACCGGTTCGGCCCACCCGAACGCTGCGTCGATCGGCGGCACGAACCCGGTGGTGAACGAGATGGACTGGCAGACCCGTCAGGCGCTGATCCAGATCGGGCGCGACGTGGAAGCCGGGTTCATCACCGGCACGTTCCAGGAGCCCACCGATAACTCGAAGGTCCGCAAGACGCGGGGGATCCTGGAGGCGACGAAGACGAACGTGATCACCAATGCCACCCCCGCGCCGCTGACGGAGGCGATGGTGCTGGACCTGCTGCAAAAGGTCTGGACGAGCGGCGGTATCCAGGTGTCGGAGACCGCGACCCTGATGTGCGGGGCGTGGCAGAAGCGGCAGCTGACGAACGAGTTCATCACGAAGAAGAACTACCGCGAGCAGACGCGCAACGTCGCCGGTGTTTCTCTGACGACCATCGAAACCGACTTCGGCACGCTGAACGTGATGCTCAACCGCTACATGCCCGCCGATGCCGTCGAAGTGGTGTCCCTAGACCAGTGCGCGCCGGTGCTGCTCGAGACGCCCGGCAAGGGCTTCCTGTTCTCCGAACCCCTGGCCAAGACCGGCTCGGTGGATAAGGCCCAGATCTACGGGGAGATTGGGTTGGAGTACGGGCCGGAGAACGCGCACGGCAAGATCACCGGCCTCACGGTGGCGGGTGCCTGATGAAGTTCACGAGCACGAAGTATTCGGCGCTGACCGTGCACGACCTCGGCGTGACCTTCGTCGACGGCGAGGCCGAAGTCACCGACAAGGCCACCGCCGACGCGCTCAAGAAACTGCCGCCCGAGGTCGGGGTCCGCGCGGCCGGTGGACGTCCGCCGAAGGACGATCCGGACAGCTGAACACGTCCAGCCGGTGGCGAGAGGTGATCACCTCGTGTCCCTTCCGCCGTTGGCGACCGTCGCCGACGTCCGCAACCGCTCCGAAGCCCCGCTGACTGCCGAACAGGAAGCCCGCGCCGCCGTGCTCCTGGAGGACGCCTCCGCGTGGGTCCGACACGAGGTTCCCGACCTGTCAGTCCCACCGCCGGACACCGCGCCGGGTGTCGTTTGCACGGCGGTTCTGCGGGCGCTGGCGTCCCCGGCTGATGGCAACACCTCCGAAACCGTCGGCGGGCATTCCCGGACCGCCGCCCACGCTGGGGGCGGCCTGTACTTCACCGACGAGGAACTGGACTTGCTGCGCCCAGCGGTTCCGGCGCCCCGTGCGGCGTTCACCATCTGGACTGTGTGAGGCGGTGAACCCTCGTGCGTTTCCCACATCGCTTGGTCGTCGTCACCCCGGTCCCGGAGCCGGACGAGTACGAGAACCCGGTTCCTCGGCTCACCTACGGCCCGGACTCGCCCCGGCGAACCGTAGCCGGATTCATGCAGCCGGGCGGCTCGACCGAATCGGCCGCGCTCGGCCGTCAGGCGGTGGTCACCGGCTGGCGGGCGTTCACCGCCGTACCGGTCACCGCGCGGGAGCGGATCGAGTGGGACGGGCGGACGTTCGAGGTGTCCGGGGAAGCGGCGCGGTGGTCACCGCGGTTTGGCTACGTCCATTACGAACTCACCCTGACCCATGTGGAGGGCTGAACCGATGGCCCTGGAACGTGTCACGATCGACTACGCCGCTGTCGCGGAACTCCTGCATTCGCCAGAGTTCGAGCAAGAGATCCGGGCCGTTGCTGAGCAGGTCGGCGAGGCCGTCCGCGCGTCCGGGCATGTGGTGACCTCGGGTGAGCCGCTGCCGATCGAGGTCTACTCCGACCCTGACACCGACCGTGTGGGCTGGTCGGTCGCCATCCGCCACCCTGCCGGACTCGGGATGGAAGCACGCTACGGGCTGCTCAAACGCGCGGCGGAAACCGCGGGCCTGTCGGTCGAGAGCGAACAGGACGACGGCACGTGACCGGTCGTGTGCCGGTGCCGGTCGACGTCGCCGGGCTGGTCGTGCGGCGCCTGCGCGGTCTGCTCGCCGGCCAGGGCCTCGCGGTCGCCGAACGGGTCCAGGTCTCGACCGAGACCGGCGTAGGGCCGGACGGCGGACCGCCGTCGCTGCCGTGGCTACTCGTCGCCGAGGACGGCCACACCTGGACCTGGCCCGCCGTGCAACGGGCCGTCATCCGGCTGACCGTCTGGCACCACAGCCCCCACGCCTCGATAGCCCTCGCCGCGCTTGCGCTCGGCCTGCTCTGCGCACCCGCACCGCCGAGCCTGATCATCCGAGCCGAACCGATCACCGCCCCGTTAGCGGGGATCGATCCACACACGGCCGCACCGCTGGCCACTTGCGCCGCCGCAATCTTCGCGCGCACCCCCACCACCTGAGGTTTCCCCTACATGGCAATGAATTCCGCGCTCGTCCGCGTCCCCGGTACCGGCGAGGTGTCACTCGCGCCAGCGGACACCCCCGAACCCGCCGACCCCATCGCACCACTCGCGGCCCCGTGGGTCGGCCTCGGGCTGTCCACCCCGGACGGCACCACCCTGGCCCGCAAAGTCGAAAAAGAGGGCACCGAGCACTGGCAGCAACTCACCCCCGCCCGCTACATCTACAAGTCCCAGGAACTCACCGTGTCGTCGGTGTTCCAGGAAACCAAGGGCGAAGTGCTCAGCGCGTACTTCGGTGGCATGAAGTTCGCGGCCGTCGGCACCGGAATACCCAAGGTCTACCGGGCCGAGATCAGCTCCATCCCCAAGGGCGACGTCCGCGCGCTCTGTGTCGACTGGATCGACACCGTCTCCGACACCGAGATCTACCACCACCGCCTCTACCTGCCGCGCGCAGAGGTGTCCGAAACCGAAGATGCCCAATGGGGCCGAACCCAGGAAGCTCGCTGGGGCATGAAGTTCTCCGCCCTGGCGCCGCCGAAGGGCAAGACCTACATCGCCGTCTGGCTCACTGACGACCCCGCCGTGCTGTTCGGGGCACCTGCGGTCGCTACTGGAGCGCTCGACGTGGTCACTGACGACACTGAAAGTGTGGCACGGAAGACCAGCTAGAAGAAGTGCGAAGTGCCCATACACGGCCCATACACGTGTATGGGCTTGTTACACTTCCGTTCGCTGCACAAACGATGAACTGAGTTCACTCAATGAATGCAACTTCAGTTCATCGCTTTGGGTGACAACTCACGCAGATGCGGGTGAGAACCCGAAGGTCCTCACCCGCATCGACTAACGGCCTAGCAGGCGCGCTGCTTCACTCGCTACGAGCGCCAACATGGCCAGTGTGGGGATATCGGGGCCCCAGGTGGAATTGCACTTCCACCTGGGGTTTCGCCGCGACTGGCAGCCGCATCCGCCTTCGTCCCTGCCTGACCGGCCAGGGTCTTGACCGCTGGTCAAACGCTTGGTTCGTGCCGACATGCGGCTCCTCTCGGTCGTATCCCACTGGGTCTGTCAGCGGAGCGAAAGGAACGCTCCGTGCGGTCTCGATTGACCGCAGTACGCACCCTATCGGCTGCGTGCGGAGAGGTTACAAAGCTCTTCACATCTCGCTATGTTGTCGGCAAGCACGCGCCGTCGACTGCACACCGCCTTTTCTAACTACCTGTCGAAAGGAACTGATCATGAGCACGCGGCAACGCGCAGAGGCTTCCGGAAAGCCCGCGCCGCCGGGCAACGGCGTCACGCTGACCTGGCGAGGCAAGCGATTCACCTTGCCCACGCCGACCGATTTCCCACTCGAAGCCCTCGAAGCCGAGGAGGAGGGTAAGCACCTGACCGCGCTGAAACTCATCCTCGGTAAGGAGCAATACGCCACATGGCGAGGCTTGGCCACTACGGCAGCCGATGCCGAGGATTTCTCCGCAGTCGTCATGAAGGAGCTGGGGCGGGGAAACCCCTAACGGTCGCCCTGCTCCTGGCCGATGAGGCGACCGCCGAAGCCCTGGAAACAGACCTGCTGCGATACGGGGTCGACCTGCTTGACCTCTACCGCGGATTCCTGTCCTACCGGCGGGTGTGCGCGCTCGTGTCGCACCTGCCTGACAACGCGGCGGTCTGGCGAGTACACGACCCACACGGGGCGATGACCCGTGCTGAACTCGTGCTCGCCACGGTCGAACGTCGGGTCACAGCTCTGTGGGCGACCGTGGCCGTGGCGCTGGGCCAGGATGTCACAGATGACCAGCTCTCCGGCCCGCTGGACACCTGGACACCGCCCGCGCGCACTCCGCCGGGTACCACAGCCGACCGTGATGATGCAGAGCTGAAGTCGTTGCGCGAGATCGCCCGGTGGATGCGCAGCGGTTGACCCCGATACCGTCGGCGATACCGGGGTCGGGCTCCGCCGATGGTGTTCGGCTATTTCGGAATGTGCAGCCAGCCGAGTTCGCCGGGGTCGGGAATGTCGCCGCGTTTCTCGACGTCTTCACGGATTCGCTCAAGCCACTTTCGGGGCGTGCCCTGCCACGATTCGAAGCCGGGCTCGTAGTCTACGAGGTCACCGACGCACACGTTACGAGCAAATAGGGCTTCGAGCATGCTTCCGGCGGCCTGGGTGATCTGTTGCATGCTTGCACCAGCACCAAGGAGGTTGCTCGCCGACACGAACACGTTGTGAATGGGAACCCAGTCGTCACGTGCGTAATCGGTGAAGTAGTCCAGGTCCTCTTGGTATTTCGCGGATTGCGTGTTCATTGATCATTCACCTACGTGGAATCGTTTCATGTCAACACCGGATACATCGTTGATGTCAATGGTATGTCCGCCTGATCCGCTGTAGTTGCGGAAAGCGACTGTTTGCTTGGGGTCGTCGCTGATCTTCCAGTACTCGACGGTTCCCTTCGGTGTCTGGATGACGTTCGTTGGTTCGCCGAGCTGGTCGTGGAAGCGTTGCCGTACTTGGCTGAGCTGCTCGTCATTGATCATGCGTACCCCTTTGCTGTCCTCGACGCCGAGCAGATTGCCATGGTCGTCGGTCACGGCCTGCTTCACTCGTTCGATGCGTGCTTCGGGTGTGGTCGCGGGCCCGTTGGGGCGGTGCTCGGCCGGTGCGTCGGTGTCGTGGTGTTTACGGCCGACCAAGTCCTTGAGGAGCTTTCCCGACCCGAGGCCCAGGAGCAGGCCGCCGGTGATCTTGCCGAGGG